TGACCATTTAGTGTTACCGCAATCCCATATCCTATTCCAGCCTTGCTGCTGTCTATTTTGCCATTCAGTTAATTCTTGATCGTCTGTCGCTGACTTTCTTAGCGTATATCTATGATACATTTTGGTGTCGTTTGCTTGAAAATACCAATAATTGGGAGGCGTCTGAGACAATGGGGCAAATCCCAATCTGCTGTATACCGATCCATTGCCCCATCGGTTATCAGAGTAACTGATAACTTCCTCTGGTGAATGGTCATTGCAGAAGCGTTTAAACAACTTGCTGGCTCCACCTTGGACTGTTGTATTTAATTTATTGCAATATCTGTTTATTTCCCATCCTTTTATTTTGCGGCTTATATTTTCTTTTGAAAAAGTCATCACACTAACAAGTGCATTGTTATAATATAGCCCATATCGCGCGTTACTACGACCAGACCCTTGAAGGTGGTTTTGGTTAAGGAAAGTATTCGCTTCTTTACTACTAATTTCTCTTAGTTGACATTTTCTGCCACCGATGGTTTTACTTTTGCCAGCAAAGCCTGCTAATCTGCTTCGCACTATATCTCCTTTTTCTATCCACTCAGCATCATAAATAGAAATCATTGTTATACTTTGTTCAACCGCCTCTTTGTATTTTTCTGAATCTCTCAGTTTTGAATAACCATTTGACTCTAGCAAAATTTGACTATGCCAGTACGTTCCATTAACTTCTATTGCTAAATTTTTCTCAGGCACATATATATCTATTTCTTTTTTGCTGTTAAGTACCCGTCGTGTATTTTGAATGATTGTTAAACCTAATCCTGAGACGTAGTCTGCAATTTCCTGTTCAACTTTACTTGTTTTATAATTCCTTGGATAACATACCTCACACATATTTTTCTTAAATTTTCCAGATGCTGTCAGATATTGCCTTGTTCTGGAAAACATGGCGTGGCAACTATTACAAGTCAGGTCAACCACACGATTGTTCAAGTCTCTTATAGTGCAATTAGCTATCTCAGCATTATTATATGCTTTGGCCACAGAATCAGCAGTTTTCTTCAATCCAGAAAGTTTCGATGATGTTGAAATTTTTTCTTTCGTAGCATCAGTATGTGTACGGCCCCGGAAAAATGCTATATCGTCGCCACGAGCTATTTTGGTTGCTATTGCCTTGTTCGCCCGATCTGACATTTTTTCAGGGTTTGCATTTGCGTATGATATTAATGAGTCGGACACCTTTTTTCTCATTGAATCTGAATAGTCGTGAAGTGTTCGTTGCATTTCACCCGAAGCATACCGCTGCTCGCGGTTGATTGCGGCTTGTTTCTGCATATCAGTGTTGTGGAATTTTTTGCCTTTATTCCAGGGTGTTTTCCCTTTCTGCTTTGTAGATATCTTTTTTCGTGATTCTAGTGTATGCTTTTTGCCATAATTAGGATTATTTTTTCCTGCTGCCGTCTGTGACCGTTTTTCACGATACTCATCAGATGCCAGTGAGGTTTTTCCATATTTTTCTTTGTATTCAGCACTAGATATTTCGTGCCCTTTCAAATGTGAAGAGGAAATAAGTGATGGGAATTCTGCTCGGCAGATCCTGCATACTATTGGCATGATTAGAACTCCTTGTGCAACTATACAAGTTATTTATCACCAGTCGTAAAAAAGCCCGCGTAATGCAGGCTTAGTCTTTATGCAGACTGTACTAGTTAGATTGTCCTAAAGTGTTTTGTACACGAATCGGTATATAGATAAATTCAACCGCCTTAATTGGCTGAATAGCTATGTCGAGCCACAACTCACTGCGATCAATACGATCCGATGTGTTGTTAGTTGTATCACACACAGTTACAAAATCAAACAGTCCGCGGTTAGCAACTAACGTTCCTAAGAATCGGTCAACCACAACCTTAGCGTTCGAGCGTGTAATTTCATCGTTTGGCTCAAACAAGAATGGGCGAACGATGTCATCTAGTCGCTCGCGTATGTAAACAACCAAACGTGCAACGTTAACTCGGTCCAAGGAACTCGATATTGGGTTCAGTGTCTTCTGTCCGAACACGCTAATACCACGTCCTGGGAATGTTGCAATTGGGTTTACCTTGTTTAGGTACAATCCATCGCGCTGTCCTTCGCTAAGGCTAACACTCACGTACTCGCCGCTTGCTGCATCAATGTAACCAACACTTGACGCATTAGTAACAATACCGCGCTGGAAGCCTGCTGGTGCAAACCATGGATAGCTTACCTGGTCGTTAAACGCAAGTGTACGTAGAGCCATGAAGCTTGAAGGCATAACAATGTTAGATCCGTTCAGGCTACTAGTAAGAGCATGCGGGTAGTATACCGCTGAGTATGTGTAGTTAGTAACGAGACCGTCCTCGCCATTTTCGATTGCGTTGTTACTGTTAGTAGCCCATGCTTGTGTACTAGTGCCATCTGCGCTCAAGCGTAGAGGAGCATCAGCGATAATAAATGCTGTTTCCTTACGATCAACGTTTAGTGTAATCATCTCATCTAGCAGTTCAGGATACCCTGGTACTGCAATTAAGTTAAAGCGATTACTTTCATTACGGATGTCAGTGTTGCTAGTAACAATGGCTTGCAACTGACGCACTACTGATCGACGCTGAGCCTTACGTAGCATGTATGGGCTACCATCAGCTTTGTTGCCGCTGTAGTTAGTCCAACGCTGGTTAGCTGCATCCCATTGCTTAACGTTGCCGCCGCTTGCGCGAGTGTTCCACACAAGAATACCGAACGGAAATAGCTCAGCGTTCGGTGCATCGTTGTCTAGCCCTGCAGTAGGCGATGTTCTCACATCAGCAAATACAATACCATCTCCGCTTACGCCGTCGGTGGTGTCTATTTGTGCCCATGTTGTTCCGCTCCACTTGTAAAGTTGTGGATAGTTTTCTAGGTCTGCTGTACTAACCCAAAGATCGCCTTGCACAAGAGTGGTGCCGTCGCTGCGTACCGTAGGTGTGCTAGCTGCTGCGTTTACGTCACCTGTATATGTAATCCAGCCTAATGTTTCGTCATTTGTTAAAATATCAATACGGTCGTCGCTTACTAGGCTATCATACCACAATGCGCCGTTAGCAAGCTGTCCAAAAGGAGCAGTCGGATTAGCATCGTAGCTAAGAACTTCCCAGTTAGTGTATTTGGTGTCTTCTAGCAATCCTAGTGCTACAGGAGTAAATCCTGCTACGTCGCCTGCACGGAATTCTAGGTCGTAACCGCTTGAGCTTGTTACAGTTATAACTCCATCGACATTAGCTACGTCGAGGTCAGCTGCAAACGTGTCAGCGTCATCTGCTGCTGTTAGTGCTGCTAGTGTATACGACACCATTTCGTCGACTGTAAACGTGTTTGCGTTTGCTGCGTTTGCTGGATCAAAATTAATGTTAATTATGCCAGCAGCGCCGTTAGTAATATCAGCATCGTTTGCCACAATGCTAAACGCGACTGTTGTGTTATTGTGGTTAGTTGTGACAACATCGTCGTCTGCTAGCGATAGAGTGCTGGTTGCAACGGTTGCGTCGTTACCATTGTGTCGACGTACTACTACGTCCGCACCTATCATTGCGTTTCCTTGCGGAGACTGGAAAAAGTCAAGCCACAAATCACCAGCTGCTGGGTTGCTGTTGTATGCTACAAATGCTTCAGCTGATGTCTCGTATCCAACCACAGTTTCGTCAACAAACTGATCTGAAGATGCGTCGTATACTTTGATTGCTAAATTTGTACCGTTGTTTGGCTCGTTCATTTGCAGAACAATGTCGCCGATCTCCAAAGGGTCACCATCGACTCGAATGCTCGGCAAATTAGTGTGACGAGCAAGCTGTAGCTCTTTACCAACGGTTACTGTTGTCCAATCAGATGATCCAAGACGGTACCACACGCCGCTTACTTTCTCAAAAAACGTAACCTGCTGTCGGGTGTTACCGTTAGCGTCATTGTACACAACGGCAAATTCACCATCGCGTCCATATGATAGCTTAGGCACACTCTGTCCATCAACGTCTGCGAATGTAGTTACTCGCGCTGATTGACGTACCCAGCTTGTGCCGTTATAACGCTTTATGCCCCATACTGATGCCACTGAATCAATCCAGAATGTACCATCTGCTGGGTCCGCTGCTGGTGCGTCTGGACTTGCATTAAGTTCACCGAGATCAATGTCAGCACGTAAAACGTATGCTCGGTTAGCTGCACCCAAGAAGCTGTATGCTGTCTGTAGGCCGTACTCGTTTAGTTCGTGACCGTGCAAAGGTGTTCCGTTGCTGGTCTTGAAGACTGGGTTACCGTAGTTGGTAAGTAGCTCTCGCTGGCTTGTAATAAGTTTTACAAGTCCTGCTTCGCCTGCTGTTGTGAATGGTGCTACTCCGCTGCCGTCTGGCGCTGTTTTATTTTGCGCTGTTGCGATAACGATAAGGGGAACTGTGCCAGCGCCTGCACTTCCGTAAAAACTTTCGTCCGTTACAGTTACGCTAACGCCTGGTGAGACTAATGTCATTTTTATCTCCTTTTGATAAATAATATTTATGTATAAATATAGACTATTTTTATTTATCGTAAATCAGTGTTTTTGGGGTGGTTATGAAACGTGAATTCAATGGTGTCATCTACCGGACAGTAAATAAAGTAAATAACAAGTGGTACATAGGCAAAGACGAAAACAATAATGATCGGTACTTAGGCAGCGGCAAGATATTAAAACAAGCCATCGATAAATATGGACGAGACAATTTCGTCAAAGAAACACTCGCAGTAGCTACATCTAGAGCAGAACTATGTTTGCTCGAAAAAATATATATTGAAAGATACGATGCTTGCGGTAGTGTCGACTCTTACAATATTGCTGAAGATGGAAACGGCGGCAATACGCTTGCTGGGGCAACTTCTGACATATTAATAAGTTTCTCAAAAAAATTATCACGCAGGTGGAGTGAATATAGCCCCGAAAAACAAAACGAAATTGCTACAAAAATATCGAACGCTAACAAAGGACGAGTAACATCAAAAGAAACCAAAAAAAAGATTTCTGCCGCAAATACAAAAAATGCTGCCGAACGGTCTAAAAAAATATCTGCTAGCTTGAAAGATTTTTGGCAAAATTCCCCGCAATCGAGACAGAATAAAAAAATTCTGTCAGAAAAGTGCGGTCGTAAAAAAGAAGAAAATGGGTTTTGGGGCAAATCGCATTCCGAGGAAACTAAAAGAAAAATTAGCAGTTCAAAATTAGGTGTTGCAAGAAATAAAAAAATACATGACGAAGATATTATAGAAATTCATAATTTGTATGCCGCCGGAAAAGCAGTAAAAGAACTAAGCGAACAATTCGGCTTGTCTAAAGTGACAATTTATCGGTATCTAAAGAACCCAGTGCCGAAGATAAAATAACCTTTTCAGGTAGTTGATCGTATTGCTTCAAGCACCTGATCGATCTGGCGATGCAGTTCTTCTTTTGTGCCGGTGTTATACACAACATGATCGGGATTCCAACCAGCCCAGTCCCACTCAGAGCGATGAACGTTGCTGTAGGTTTCAGTCATTTGTTTCATAGCCGAGCAGTCGCCTTGCTTAGCTGCCCGAGCAAGGTCATACCATTCTGGTAGTTCGCCTCGGCGAACCCATAGTACCTGGCCTTGCGCTTGTTTAACCATCTCCAGCTCATTGGTAAATCTAGCATCGCTTATAACAGCGTTGCCTCGCTGTTTGCACAGTCGATACTCCATGCTGTTCATCCATATGTCGCGGTGGAAGTTATTACGCATTATATCTGTGCCAACTAGCTGCAATGCTAAACGTGGAGTGAATTTGGTTATGCCTAGCTTCTTGCTCCAATACACATCTACAGTCTCTCGGAACTCGCGGCTTATATCAGTGTCGCCTTCGAGGAGATCACGTTGCCAACCAAATATTGCTGCACAAGCATCCTTAAGTGGAGCAGCAAAACTGTCTGAGTTAAATGAGTGTGTTGATACCAGGTAGTCAGCTACTGTTCCTTTACCGGATCCGATGAATCCTAGCAATGCTATAACCATGATGTTTTCCCGAATGTTTATTATTAGTTACCACCAAAGACGGTGTTATCCGATAATAAATGGCAGGTGTGTATTTCCTTCTTCCATGTTCATTATAGCATCATCGAGCAGTTGTAATTCTTCGCGAGCTTCTTGTTTAAGTTGCTCACCGTTAAGTATAATGCTGTTGCCTGCGCCTGGGAGGCCTGATTGATATTTACTACGTGCTTCACCTAGCATTAGCTTGGCTTGACATAATGCATAGCTGGCTAGCCAGTTGCTTGCGTATACATCAGATAGTAAAGTGAATTCAGGTACAAACATCGACACCTCGACTGCCACGTCTTCGGTTGTTCTGATTCTGCGATATAGCTTTAGTCGACGGCTACCTCGACTGTAATGAAAATCGTATTCGCTACCGAAGATACGACCCAGTGTTTCTTTGTACTGGCTAAAAAAATCAAATACTGCTAGTCCGCCTGTTTGACCTGCATTAAGCAAATACATATTATTAAACGCAGCATCAAACGGATCAAAATTTACTCCGCCGCCTGTGCTAGAACTAACACCCTGACGGTATAGTCTGCGCACTTCCATTACTTCTTTAGGTAATGTGTACTCAACAATGTCGGGTTCTGTCTGAATGAAGATAACGCTTTCTTCTACGCTGCCGCTGCTTCGCTGTCTATAACGTGCTAACGCTAAATTAATTGAGGTATTATAATGGTCTACGTCTAGCTCAACATCAACGATGCCATCTGCTAGACGTAGTTCCATTTCTCGTATCAGCTCTTTTCGGCTGCTGTATCCAATCTGATCTTCCATATACTTATTTATCAGAACACTCTGATTAGTACACAGTGCTCATTCATTCGACCGTTTACTGTGGTCTCGGTTGTAGTTAGCTCAGCATACAGTTTATCAAACTTAGTACGGGCTAGCTTACCGGATCCTTTGAGCACCTCAGGCTTGCGCACCGTCTTTTGTGTGCTCTTAATCTCGTTGTAGCCCAGGATAGTTGTGCCTTTAACCGTTAGAGGCCCAGTCATCTCGTCAGCAGCATAATGCATCAGCTTACGGTTCTTTGTGTTGTACACCCACAGTTGATGTGCCTCAACGATGCTAACAGGATTGATACTAGCAATACCGATTGCAGGGTCGCTTTCTTTAAACTTTAGCTTAGCAACCAGCTTTTCCTTGCTTTGCGTCTTAGGCTTGCGAGCTTTGCGCTGTGTCTTGCCTGTGTTAATCACGGTGTCGCATGCTGTGATAATCTTTTCATACAGTGCAAGCAGGCTCTTACGGCTTTTGGCCGTCGTAAATTCGTAGCCTTCCTTTAGATCCTCGTCGTCCCATGCTACCAACGCTTGTGCTTCCAGCCATGCAGCTTCAAACGTGTCGCGCAATAGCTTAGCGTGAGCTGGCTTAACCTCAGTGTCATAGCTGAGGATAAGATTGTGTGGGTTAAACTTGCTAGTATCTTCGCCGTCCATCCAGGCGTCAACAGCCATCTCGAACTGGCTAACCAAGCCAACCAGCTGCTCTCGCATACGGTCTTGTATGCTGATCACTGCTGCTTTGGGCCTATCCTCTTCAACCTCTTCTACAATTGCTTGCGCCTGGGTCAACAATTTGCTGTAGCCATTACGCAATGCCTTAGCATGTTTGTCGTCAAGCACCACACCCTTGTTTGCCATGTATGCAAACTTGCCATACACTGCAAAGGCACCATCTGGCAGCTTACGAAGCATTTTTGCATCGTCCTTGCTGATGTGCTTGCTCACATATTTTACAAATTCGTTAGCAAGTGTCTTAACGGCAACGTCATAATGCACGTAATATTCTGCTTCCCACATCAAGCGGGCATAATCGCGTGTGAGACCAGCACGCTGGATTGGCTTCATTTCCGGGTGGATGCTTTTCCAGTCCGGTGTCACTTGACCAGTTGACGATAATGTTTGTTTTGCTCGCTTAGCCATTAGCTACTCCTCAGTGTCAATAGTGCTAGTTCTGCTTGTGTATTAAGTCGCTTTTCTTTTTCGCGGTCTGACAACCATGTCTTCAGTTCAAAGTTGCTGCAATATTCGTTACAGCTAACAATTCGGTGTGCTTCACTTGGACAGCTTTTTGTCATCCACTTAGTGCAATTACTGCATTCCAGTTTAGTGTATGCTGCTATTAGACGATCATGCTCACGTAAATAGCGTTCTAATTGTTCTTTACTTAGCATTTTGTCTACCCGTTTTGCTACCCTACACAGCTATTATACAGCCGTATAGAATTATGTCAACCGCGTAAGTTGCTGATATTTAATAGAAAATTAAAAAAACGCAAGTGCTTGATTTTACTAGGATTTTTTCTCCTTGCAAATCAAGCACTTGCAAAGTGTTAGCTAGTTTTTTCCAGTTCTGTTGCACGCTCTGCTGCTTCTGCAGCTATCTCTAGCAAATCCTGCGTAGTTAACCCAATTTCCGCACTAACGTCCCGCAAACGCTGCTCGTCCGCTACCGTAAAATTATCCTTAGTTGCTATTGCAAAAAACTGGTCAACTAGCGACATTTTGCTAATTTTGTATTGCTCAAAACCAACTACATTAGACATACTTTCTACTCCGTTTTGTTAACTTACTCAACTAGTATACAACATTATTAGGGTATGTCAACCTCTCCTTCTCTCTTGTACTTCACTAAGCTCGACCAGATAATTGCTCAAATCTGCGCCTGTGCGTAGTCTGCGGTTTTCGGGTGTTTCATCGCCTGGCATAACTGTTACCTTAGCATCAAGCGATTCAAGTGCATGCTCAATAGCTGCTAGTACTGTGGTCTTACCAGATCCTGCTGTTCCACTTACTGTTACGTTTACTGATTTCATAATGTGTCTCTCTGTGTTAAAAGCCCCCGAAGGGGCGACTAGGTTATGCCTCTGACCGAGCTCGAACATCAGCAAAGTCTTGCTCTGTCAATAGCTCACCATTGCGGTACACTGGGCGCAACACATTATCGCCCACTGCGTCCCACCGTTGGCGGGTGAAGAACCTGCCACCACCTTGGTTGAGTGACAACACACCTCGCTTGCTGGCTTTGCCTTTGTCTCCCACAGGACGCTTGTACACGTCTTGCCCATTGCCATTGATTGTGGCATAGCTAGCCTTCATGGCAAACTGAAGCGTATCACGGTTCATGTGCTGTAGCAGAGCTCCGCCCATGCCAAACGCAATGTTATCCAACGCCAGCTTTCGATCATCCATGTTGGCAATGATCTCTTTGATGCTGTCGATGTTGATACCATCGCCTTGTAACACACGGATGCTTTCAGGCAACACTTTATAACCTGCTGTGTTTGTTGTGTAACCAAACTTCTCCATGAGGCGTTCGATGATCTCAACGGGCACTATGGTAGGGTCACCTGAGTCAGGTCTTACTACCAACGTTGCGCCACTATCCAAGAGTTGCTGCTTGAGCTTGCCGCCCCACAAGTTGCTTGCTGCGTTGTAAATGTCATAGCTGTCACTCACACACGCTAACAACGAACCTGGACGAGCAAACTTGGTGAGCATGTTTGCGTATGCTTGCGCTTCGTTATCCTCACCCCACACCGTGATAGTACTGTGCTCACTTGCTGGGATACTAAATCCTGCCATGGGCTCGTTATAGTACTCACGTCCTGCCATGATCGCAGCTAGTGTGTCAGTACCAGCAAAGTTTACTAAGTGTGCAAGTCCACCAATGCCTGCGCTCTCAAGGCTACTCACACCACGCGCACCAAAGTCGTGTAGCTTAAAGCTAACGTCTGAGTCGCTACCACTCTTGTGTGCGTAACGCTTGAGCTCTTGCTTGATCATCCAGCTGTTGGTTGCCACGGTGGTTGGGTACCATACGGCTCGTAGCAACATAGTCTCCACGTAGCTAGTCAACCAAGGTACATTTGGATCTGTGTTGCGCACTTGGACTAACACGTTCTGCAGATCAATAGGAGTGCCTTCCGGCGCTGCATCAATCTCAATGGGCAAGTATCCATTGTGCTCAGTCACAATGTATTTCCAACCTTCTTCGTTAAAAGGCACACCGTGTGCTTCAAGTACTTCTCGGGCTTCTTCCACATCTGCCATGGTTACTGGTGTCTGTAGATACTCCTTGATGAACATTTGGAGACCAAAGAACACACTTTTGGTTATAGTGGGGTCGCTTGACCCACGCGCCTCAATGTATGAGTTAACCATGGTAGTACCATCTGGGTACTGCTCATAGTGACTAGTTTTGTAGCTGTCTGTATTAAGTATAAGGTTGTTCATATCCATATCTCCTATGTGATATATTAAAGTTTAGTTATCATGCGGTTTATAATGTGCCAGTGATCTTCGAAGAACACGTCTTGCATTTGCGTAAACGTGCTTAGCGGAAACCACCATGCCTTTTCTGCATCATCGCTGCCTTTTACATTAGGTAGCTTTGCTGCATCGTCAAGTTTAAACAGTGCTGCATGTGTCACTGTTCGACCTCGACTCGATCGGTTAGGATCATCGAATACTTCACGATGAACAACCGAACCTTTGAGTACCTTTTCAGGTACTTTAATTCCTGTTTCTTCTTTGAGCTCACGGATCACTCCGTCTTCAATACGTTCATGCGGATCCAAAAAGCCTCCCGGGATAGCCCAAAGTCCTTTACCTGGACTGGCTCCACGCTGTACTAGCAATACGTGCCCGCTTTGTACAACAACTGCATCTACTGTTACAAATGTAGGAGCGTAAGGTGCTGCACTCCAGGCGCGCTTGTAGTCTTGTATATATTCCCAATCGGTGTGTAGCTGTGCATACTCCGGACGCTCAGTGAAATTCATAATCTCACCGTACACTAGATCAGGTACTACACCCTGTAAAAAGCTATACTCGCCGCTGAACATCAAGTTGCGTATCTTAGTAGCGTCTACTGTCTCGCCACGTTCCGGATACACTGGCGCATCAATAAATGTTAGCTGCGGAAAAAAGTTGAGATAGAAACTTGTGTGGTCTTTGTCGTAACCAGTAATACCGACACGCCCATATGCACCTAGTGCATCTGTCTCACGTTGTATAATTTCACCGACGTGAGTAATCCACTGGCTGTCTTCGTATGCATAATCTGGGACGCCGTCGACGATAATTTCGGCCGGCAAGTGTGCTGTCGATTTCTCAATCATTTCTTTGCGTTCTGGAAAATTCCAAAGATTCTTGGGGGTACGGGGTGAGCAGCTTGAGCCCACTATTACTAATACATTTTTTGAGATTTGGGCTGCTCGATTAATTGTGTCGAGATGCCCGTTGTGGAAGGGTTGAAATCGTCCGATATAGACGACTAGGTCGTATTGCTTATCCATTTTAGACTCCCTAATAATGGTTTGCTTGTGTATTTATTTATCTACTGTACCCAGTGTAGCACGGATTTTTGGCGCGTCAACCGTTATTTTTCCATTTTTTTATGGTGAGATCTAATCCTTCTGATAGATCAACGGTGGGTTGCCAGCCTGTTTCTGCGCTGATGCGACTGTGAGTGCTGTTTAGCAGCCATATTTCGCCAGGACGCTGAGGCTGTGTGTCCCAATTTATTGTGCCGGTCCAGCCTATTTTCTCAGCGATCATATTAGCATAATCCTGGATGCGTAGTGCATTGTTGGGGCCGACGGTGTAGATCCCGCTAGCAGCTG